CGATGTTTTGGAGTGCCCAGTTACGTTTCTTGAGTTCGTCCAGAAGGAGCTTCTCTGGAAGATACTCATTCAGCATATTGCTAAATGTACGAGTAGTTGCCATTGTTTTTGTTTCCTTTCCCTATTGGGAATTAATTAGTAGTTTTGACCTTGAGCAGCCGCTTTTGCGAGCTTCTTAAGATCCTCAATTGATTTCACTTGTGGTGCAACTGGGGAGCTTGCCTTTCCCGACACCGAAGGAATAGTTGGCCGACTATTACCCTTTTGTGCTACTCCCGCAGCCTGGCCACCATTTTGCTGGTTCCAAGCCACAAGTTTTGCAAAGTCTTGAACTGCTTCCTGGACTGACAGATCTTTTCCTGTGGAGTTAGCCACTGCTGCCGCCCGAAGAATCACTTCGTTTTTGAATGCCCCGGGTTGTCCTACCCGTGCATCATAGCTTTCCGCGAGACTCTTGTAATCGCCACTATAAATGGCAGATTCAAGTTCAGAGTGTCTTTGCTGAAGAGCTTGGTCTTGTTTATAAGACTCAAACTCACTCACCTTGGACTGCATCTCATCATACTGTTCTTGCATGGTCAGAAGCTGTCTCTGATATTCGCTGTTTTTAGTATAAAGTTGCTGTTGTTCTTGTGGCAAGTCCTGAATTTGGAGCTTGTTATAGATCCACTGCTGGATTGCCTGTTCTGGGATATTGATCGAGCCAAAAAAGCTGTCAAAATCTCCACTTTGAACAAACTTAGACAACTTATCCAAGTTTTTGGAAACATTCTCATAACGACCGTTTACATCTTGGTACTTGGAATGAGCGTCTTTGTACTTTTGCTTGATCGTGTCAAACGCAAAGGAACGTTCGAAGACTTCTTTGAAGTTCTTCTCGTTTTCTTGGTTGATATAAGACCGAAAGTTCTCCGGAATCTCATACTCATTATCGTACGCCTTAACTTTATAGTTAGGGGTCCAAGCTTCTGCTCCAGGAGTAGGAGCAACTGCAGGAGCAGCTGTCTCTACCGCTGGGGTATCCATTACTTCCGGGGCACTACTTACATCCTGCTGTACTACTTCGTTATTTTCGCCTTCCATTTGCTTTCCTTTGCAATAAATTGGCCCTTATTGCGTGGGGTTTAATTGAGGCTGTACTCCCGGTTGAGGAAGCACAGCCCCTTGTGGTGGTTGCGATGGAGCTTGGTTGAATCTAGCCGCAGTCTGAGCGGTAATAGCCTGCTGCTGTTGCATAATGCCTGCCTGAGACTGTCCTTGCTCTTCAAGACGCTTCAAAAGCCACGTCAAAGAGTCATAAGGGACACGAGCTCTCATGGTCTTAGAGCTATTATTAGGATCTGGAACGTAAATGTCACAAACGACCGCCATTCCAGACATAGGGATAAATCCAGCTTCAGCTTCTTGCATGCTACGTTGCTCTTGAGCGTCCATATCCATAAGTTGCTGAATAATTTGCTGATACATTTGCTGGATTTGTGGGGACAAGAATTTGAAATCTGCCTTACGAGTACGAGTCGTAAGCCTTTTAATCAAATATTTCTTATCATCATACATATTTGGCTCGACCATCTGTCCACGGTCCAAAGCCAGAATCATGTTCGTTCCATTATCGAAGTCCATCGTCAGATCTTCCGCAGCGAGGTCATTATTCGCATACGGAGATGTGCGGATGATCTTACCAATGTCTTTAGGATCCAGGTTAGACCCTACATACTGCATGATCTGATTAAAAGTAAGCTGCTTACCAAGACGAGTCTCCATATCCTCAGTCCCAGGCTCAAGCTTGATCTGATAGAATAATGGAGAAGTGTTCTTGAACTCTGCAATGTTGATCAGCTCTGCTCTTCCGATCGCAGGTACAAGATTCTGCTCAGTATAGTATTGTTTCGCAAGTTCGAGGGTTTTCTCGCAGAAATCGATCAAATACTGCTCGATCTTGGAAGTATACACCGAGAATTTCTTCTTCTGCTGGATGCTCATGAAAAGCATCGTGTATGGATCCAAGTTAGACGGCTTCTCTTCTAGCTCTTCTTGAAGATTGGCCGCTACGTAGAACTGCTCAATCATCTTGTCGATATATGGGATGTACTGATCTCCCGTACGGCCCGGGATGACCACAGGAGCTTGTCCAGAGTAAGAAAGCACCCGGACCCCCGGCTGTAATCCACCATTGGCTACCTTGGTACCAGCCTGAACAGCGAGCTTATCGTCCCCAAGGGTAATCTGATGGGTAGCCACCTGACTGATGGCCCGGTTGATTTCCCCCTGAATAGGACGAAGCTGCTTAATCAGCGAGTAGTGACGTGGAGAGGTAGGGATTTCATCCATACCTGCATAAACGATAGGGAATACTCCGAAAGGAAGCTCGCCTTCCCAGAGAATGCCTTTATTCGTGGTGATAAAGTAGTATCCGTTAGGAAATACTGCAGATGGACGAATGTAGTACTCGAGAAGCAAGCACTCATTCTGCGAACGGTCATAAGCAGATCCGTTCCCATCAAAAATCAAATAGGTTTCATCTTTAGAAGCTTCGATCAGCTCCTGCTTTGCTGGATCATTACCCACACGAACGCGCAGATCGTCGATATTGACCATCTTACGATAGCCAATAAACCACGAATCCATCATGGACTTTGCTTCTTTTGCCCTGAATACGTTGAAACCAAAGATTCGTTCAAATACAAAGTCCCCTGAAAAAACAGGTTTAGAAGGATCTTTCTGAAGCTGCCCCATCTCATCCATAACAGGCTGGCCTGTTTCATCAACCGCTGGAGCATAGTCTGCAATCTTGCCTCTGCTTTCATCCCAATAGATCTTGTGAAAAACTTCACCAATACGGCTAAAATCCTGCACAATTTCACGAATCTTATCATTCCAGCGATGGCGTGCTTTGATGTCTTTCCACACGGAGCTATTAAGCTCGGCTGCTTTCTGATCTTGAAGCTCATTACCATTCTTAGGTACCGGAGAAACTGACGGTGCATACGAGATGATGTTGTTCTCGTAGATTTTACAAATGCGTTGAATATGATTCAGGGTAAGGCGAATCTTTTGCTCTTCGGAAAGACGGTTGTCGTCCCGAACACGGTTCCAGAACCGTGAACCTTTGCGAGCATAGTGTGCACCTGCTACGAGCAAAAGGTTAGAGCGTTGTTCTGCATAAAGATGATTGTCGGCCTGTTCGCCATCTTTATACAACCTCATCAACTCATTATGATCCAACTTCTTCATTCAATGTCCCTATTGCGGAGGAGATTTTCATACTCTACGGGGTCATCAAGAAGCATCTGTTCCAATTGTTCCTGCTTCAATGACAATTCCTCTTTAGTAAGAGAACTCCTTGCCTGAGACTCTTGCGCGACCTGGGTTTCAGGTCTTACGAACACTGGCTCTGTGGTCGGAGCCCGATCTATCTGAAGAAAGCTAAGTTCCAACCCTCCGTACGAAAACTTAGCCACTCCATTAAGACTACATACCTCTATAATACGACTAATTGACTCGCTGTCAAAAGAAGTCGTCATAGAAGGAGGTGTCTCCCCCAAAATTTTCATTCCAATCCCTAATTTCTTCATTTAGTCCGTCCTCCTCACGATTACCCGATGTCATTAGTCTTATCCTGTCCTTATTCCTCTCCACAAGAGCTATCTCGTGCGGGGACAGGCTCTTCGTTTTCAAAACCTCCCGAACCGGCATGAACCCAACATGTGAAAAATCAAACGGGATCTTCGTCAGCGCATATCGCATCGAGTCAACTGAGTCGTCCTTCGCCTTCCGCTTATCCGTACCAAGTTGAAGCGATGTGAGCTCGTTTACGATCGGGTAGCACTCTTGCGTGTTGTCGATATCGAGCATTAGGTTTTTAAATAGCACGTTGATGATCTGCTCACCCACGTCATGCTTTTTTTCCGCCGGAATGAAGCTCAGACCCATCCGATCCGTAATCGTCTTAAAGTCCTTGGCATGGTAGTCATAGAACGCCGCTGTTACAGCCAGATCCTGCGAAAGCTCCATATACTTGGCCGCTACATCCGACATCGTGTAGATCTTGTCGTCCCCACGCCAATGCCGAAATACCCGGCCATACCGGTAATCTGGCCTCACCGCGACAAAGGTAATAGCGCTCGGGTGGTTCTCATCCCCACCCGCACCAATGTCCACCCCAACGTAAATGTTCCAATTGGCCGGGATCTCCATCGGAGCGTGGATGTTGCGCGCTCGATCAAACGACGGATACTTGAGCCCCTCATCCCGAACAAAGCGTCCATATACCCGCCGTTGCACTTCGGCCTCGGACTTACACATAGCGATGGTTCGGTGGATCTTCTCCAGTGACCAATGCGAGGGGCTTCCATCCAAGAAGTACTGACAATCGAACAGCGAAGCACGCACCTTCTTCGCGAACGGCATCGCCTCCGTCTCCCCCGCTTTTGGCTCCATACAAAGCCGCCAGAACTCCTGGCCTAATGTAGCGGTGAAGACCATAGAGAAGTAGCCATCCACAGCATTACGACGAAAATTGATCTCATCCCAAAGCTCAAGCGGTAGCTCCTCGTCGCAGGCGACGTAGTCAACAGTACCCGACTGTAGGTGCTGCGCGTCCTGGGCGTACGTCTTAAAGTAGAGTGCGACTCCACTGTTAAAGTAAATGGCCGAGATGTCTCCCCGGTTCTTGAACTCCGCTTTCCATCCATACTGTGGGTCATCCTTAAAATCGTCCTTCGGAAGGATATCCGGCTTCCACTTCGTGTGAAACTCCGCTGTTGCAATCTGCGCCGTAGGATACAAGTACCAGAACTGCCGGGGGTTTCGCCTAAACCGCTTCGGCCATGCCTGCACATTGGTTGCGTACTCCACAATCTTCCGGATCTGCGAAGTGGACTTACCAAGCTGATTTGCCGCTGTCAGGAGCACTGTCCTATCGTCCGACTCCAAAAACTCCTTACTCCATGTATAGTCCTTGAACCCATACAAGTGAGGAAGCCCCCGGACAAACTTGGCCTTCTCTTGGAGGAGCTTTAACTTCTCAAGCTTGATCTGCTCGCGTTGGTCGATCAAACAATCTCTCCATCCTTACTTACTACAGTGTACTCCGCCTGAAATACCCCACCCGTTGGAGCGACTTCCTGCCCCTCTTGCTTATTCGAAATGCCCGGGAGAGCTTTCATCTCCTTCTCGAGCGCCGCAATCTTCGCATCGATATCCCCCGTAAGAGTCGACAAATCAGTCGAGCCATTATTAGATGCCGCAGTGAAGACATTCGTGTAGCTGTTCTCCTGCTTCATCAAAGTTAGGTTCTTCGTCTCAGACCGCTGGACGTAGCCACCTTTGGCCCGGAGGTCCACCATAGCTGCTGCCTTCAGCACGAGCTCAATAATCTTCGGGTCCTGAATGGATCCGTCGGCCTTCTTGAGCGGTAGATTAAGCACGTCCCTAATCTTCCGGGTCGATAAGCTCAAAAGCCCCCGCATCACCGCTTCATACTCAGGAGGACGCGTGATGATATATGCCACCACATGAGGCGCATTATTGATGATCTCATGGAACTGAACTCGGCTCACCACTCCGCTGAAGATGCTGGCCTGGTTCATAATCTCATTCCGAGTCGTAATCACCCGGTCATGCTCCATCCAGAAATTGTTACGCATTGCCTCGACTGCTGCGGTGGGGACATACCCGTAGTCTTTCTCCAAACGAACGAGAATGTCGTCCTCGTCTTTGCCGACTAGATCCTGGGGGATAGAGAGTACAGATTGCTTGATGCCTTCTGGGAGCACATTCAAGAAGGACCGGGGGTCTTCGATCTGTTCGATGAAAGTGTTGAACTCTGGTTGAACTCTAACCTTCATGCCTTCCGGTACTTTGGCCCGGTGGATCCCAATTCTAGCGGGGTCCCGCTGAAGCCTCTGGGCATCTACTCCCAGACTACCTGAACGCTTCCTTCTGCTCTTTATATCTTCTGTCATTTAAATCTAGCCTAAAGGAATTTAGGGCAATGTAAACCTCTTTAATTTTGACCCTACAGCGCACGTTATATAGACCAGGGTGAATCGATAGCGACCACGACTGACGACAGACCCCCCAGCCCCCCCGTGCCGTCGCCTCGCCAGGCCCTGGGATCCCCCGGGCCACCGGGCCGTCAAGCCCCTGGAATCATTGGGCTTTTCCATGCCCTTGAAATCATTGGACTATTTGTACGGGGGTCCGGTGGGGCCCTGGTCCTGGTCCGGACCTTGGGTCCGGGGGGCCGGTGGTCCGGGGGGCCTGGGTTAGCTTAATGCACCGGGTCATTGCATCCCTGGGAAAAATCGGAACGGTCTCCAGGCCAGGCCACCGGGTCGCTGGGCCTGGGAGCCGGGGGGCCCTGGGGCCGGTCGGTCCTCCGGGTCTCCGGGCCGGGGGGCCTCCAGTCCTGGGAGCCGGGGGGCCTCCGGGTCCGTGGCGCGTGGGTCAACAGAGAGAGGGGCCGGGGGGCCGATTTGAGGCATGCATTTTTTTGAAAATAGTTGTGGACAGTATCATAAACTTCTGATATTCTGTGTGTGTAGTGATCGTAAATCAATAATAGTAAATGAGAGGACTAACCCAATGAAACCGACCCTGAGAACTAACGGAGAAAAAATGGTAACCCTGACCGCAGAGTCATTCGACTTGAATTTCAATCAATTCGCCCACGCCCTGTTGATGTCTCTGCAGTATGAATGCGCGGATGAAACATTTGCAGTATGCGCCACGGATAGCAAAGCGGACCTAGTTCAGCGAATCAGAAAGGAACTGACGGAAGGAGGCTATAGCACTTTCGAAAAAGATACTTCACTCACGGATGATGAAAGAGACGCAATCCTGGATGTTCTGAGAAAACGCTTCAAAGAATTCGAGTAAGGTCAAAACCCCTTCGGGGGTCGCACCGTCATGCGGTGCCTGATGATGACCATTAGAACAACATAGAGGACTAAGAAAATGCAAAGAGTAACAGAGAAAGAACTGGACGGAATTGTGGCAAGGATTAACCGGATAACCGGGAACCCGGAGACTTCGTACACCAAGAGCGCGGAGGGAAAGTATTCCCAAAACGCCGGGAACTATCACCTATCATGGGCCTATGGTGGAGTGACCTTGCATCAGATGCTAGAGAGTGGGTCGCGGGATGTTCTTGGGTGCGGGTATGTATCGAAACGCGAATTGCGTGACCAGATGTATGCCTTCATTCACGGTCTCAGCACGGGACTCAGCACGGAACGGAATAAGGCGCTTTAATCCAAAACCAAGAGAGGACTAGAACCATGCACACTGAAAAACAATTGAGAGAGTGGATCAAAGACTTAGAAGCTCAGATGAGCTCAATAATTGGTCACATCAGA